ATCCTACAGACAGCTCAAAACTGCGTCTAGAATTTGAACCGGGCAAGGCGTACATTCGTGGCTATCGTGTCAATCTTACCGACACGACTCGAGTCGATATCGACAAGGCTCGTACGACCGATAATGAAGAAGATGTTTTGGTGCCTCTTCAGTTCGGTGACTACATTCATACAACAACTGTATTCGGACATCCTGAGCCGTTTACTGAAGTCAAGTTATATTCTGACGCAACGCTCTCATTCACGAGTGATGTACCAGACGAACCATCGTCTCAGATCGGTACCGCAACCGTTAAAGCAGTATCATTTGATCCCGTTCGCAGCGGAGCGGCGGGTGAGACGGTTGTTCGACTACATCTGTTTAACTTTGACTTTACTGGATCCAATTCGGTCGAGGACATTGGTACGTTCTATTCTGATGTTAACTCGCCCGTCTTTGCCGGTGAGGTTGAAGAGGCTTCACAGGACGGGTCGGGTCTTACGGTACTTCAGGAGACGGTCGATCAAGTGTCGGTCTACCAGATTCCTTTCTCTGAGGTCGACACCGTTACAGACTCGTCCTTTAACTTTTATAAAGAATACGGATCAGTTGTCAGCGGATCATCCGTAACGATCTCAACTCCAGAGGCTTCAGAACAGTTTCGTGATGAGGTAACCGATTATCTTGTCTATGTAACAAATGTTGTCAATGGTTCGACTCCTGCAAGTTCTATCGGTGACATTGCAACTCCAAACGGTGTATCGCTTTCGGTAGATAATAAAACTGCGACTCTTGACTTGAGTAACTTCGCGATTAACGATAACGATGAGGTTGAGATCTATGCAGTGATGTTTAAGTCGACCGGGCTGATTAAGACTAAGACACCGGTTCAGAACTCTACTGTTACGACAGGATCCACACCCGGATCGGTAATCGATCTTGGTGTTGCTGATGTGTTTAACATCGTTTCGATTCAGGACGGTGCGGGTAACGACTTTACATCGTTCTATCAGCTCGACACGGGTCAGCGCGATAACTTCTATGATATCTCAAAACTCAATCTCAGACCAGGATTCAGCGCACCGACCACTGCTCTTACGGTTACCTTTGATTTCTTTAATCACAGCTCCGGCGATTTCTTTACTGCCGATTCGTACGATGCGATTGCATACGAGAATATTCCATCATATACATCAGAGAGCGGTCAGACGTTTAAATTAGCAAACTCCGTCGATTTCAGACCGATTGCGAACACGTCAGGTAACTTTACAAACAGTCCGGTGTCCTACGTCCCTGACTCCGAGGCTATCCTAGACTTTAGTTTCTACCTTCCACGCCGTGATAAAATCTGCGTCGACTACGAGGGTGAGTTCTTTGTCGTAAAGGGTGTGCCGGATCTCGAGCCAGAATCGCCGAAACGTATCGACAATGCCATCACTCTCTATGACATTCGTGTGAACGCGTATACCTTCAACACGAGTGATCTCGTTGTTGAGCCCGTTAAGCATCCGCGATTCAGAATGAAAGACATCGGTAGACTCGAAGAGAGAATCGAGAATCTTGAGTACTTTACTGCCTTGAGTTTAGTGGAGCAGGATGCAATCTCTCGTGAGTTCATCGATAAGTTTAAGACGGGAATTCTTGTTGATTCGTTTACCGGTCATCAGGTCGGTAATGCGACCGAGCAGACTTATCGAGCGGCGGTTGATCCTCAGAATGGTGAGCTACGCCCCGAATCATCGACAAAGGCCATCCTTCTTGCTGATGACGGCACAGGGTCAAATACTCAGACAACAGGGCCGATCGTTACTCTTCCTTACACTGAAACAACTCTTATAAGCCAGGAGAAGGCAACTAAGATCGAGCGTATTCAGCCGTTCATTAAGTTTACCTTTGACGGTACGATGGTTCTTGATCCGCCGGCCGATTCATGGGTATCTACTCAGAGAGTACCGGACACGACTCTTGATGGCGGCAATGAATTTACTGACGCATTTAATGCAAGTCAGAACAGCCTTGGTACCGTCTGGGGAGGTTGGAGAACTTTTTGGCGTGGTAATACACTGCTTAGAACTCGTACTGGTGAGAGAATTACTCGTACGGAAAGTACAGAGATCGAACGTATCGGGGATCGTGTTGTAAATCGTTCTGCAATTCCATTCATTCGTTCACGTGTTATTGAATTTACTGCCACAGGCATGAAACCACAGACGGATTTGATTGCATTCTTTGACAGCGTAGATGTTAGTGAATTTTGTGCACCTACTGGTGGAAACAAAGGTGATCAGTTAACAACCGATGCCATTGGTACGATCACTGGTACGTTTGAGATTCCTAACGAAGATGATAACCGATTCCGTACAGGAACACGTTTGTTCGAGTTAATCGACTCAAGAACGAATCCATCAACAGATGCGACTGCTACATACAGTGCTCAGGGTATTCTTGAGGATATCTCAACGTTCTTCTTGTCGACTACAATCGTTGATGTTGATTCAACAAACCTATCGCAGACTCAGACCGTTCGCGTTCGTCGACCACAACGTGGTGGTAACGGTGGAGGAGGATTCGGCGGCGGCGGAGGCGGTCGAGATCCTCTGGCGCAGTCGTTTGTTTCTGAACTAGAGAACGGTGCGTTCGTTACGTCCATTGATCTGTACTTTGGTCCAGAAGCCGCTACCAATGACTTTCCTGTCACTGTCCAGATTCGTAACATGGAGAACGGGTTTCCCGGGCCAGAGATCGCGCCGTTTGGTACGATCACTAAGAATGCATCAGATCTTGGTAACGGGTCAACTGATGCATCGGTCGCGACTCGATTCACGTTCCCCGCTCCGGTATATCTTGAAGAGAACGAAGAGTACTGTTTTGTTGTTCTTACCGACTCGGATGTACTTACCGTATGGGCATCAGAGATGGGTCAGACCGATGTGATAACCGGTGAGCGAGTTACTCGTCAGCCGTTCCTTGGATCGTTGTTCAAGTCACAGAACAACCGTACTTGGACACCGGCTCAACTCGAGGATCTTAAGTTCGAGATCAATCGTGCGTCGTTTGATACAAACGTTACTGGTCAGATCGTCTTCGAGAACTCAGTTTCATCCAACGACTCTGGTACCGAAGCTGATCCATACATCACTGTACTACCACTCGATCCGTTCGTCTTTACCAATGGATCAAATGTAATTAAGGTATCGCATCCTAATCACTCGATGGTTGCTGGTGATACAGTTCAGTTCAGTGCGACAAACTCAAGTGCTCTTGCCGGAATACCAGAGAGTGAGATCTTTGGCACCGACCTTACGGTTGCAACCGGACCATCGAGTGAACCGATCAAACCGGATGAGTACTACGTTCAGGTAAGCACGAATGCTACTGCCGACGCTCAACTTGGCGGTGCCGCGGTGAATGCTACGCAACACGTCGGATTCAGTTTCATTCATCCTGTTGTCGAGACACTCTCGCTACCCGGATCATCTGTCGGATTCGAGTTCAGAGGTACCGATAAGTCGACCAAGGCAACCGACACGTCATTCGTTAACATTACGATCGGTGAGGATAACTACCTTAAGACTCCTAAGACCAGTGTCGAGAGTGGAGATGATAGCGTACTCGTTCGAGCGACTCTGTCGGCAGAGAATGATAACATCTCACCGTACATTGATACTAAGAGAATCTCATTACTTGCTACTGAAAATCGAGTCAACAATCTTGAAGATACCGACTCGGTCGCAGAGACAGACGAGGCAGCGGCTCGATACTTTACGAAGTCAGTTGAGCTTGTAAATCCCGCGGACGAACTTCGAGTATTCTTTGACGGTAATCGGCCATCGGGTACAAACATCGATGTATACTACAAGGTAAGACCTACTGGAAGTGGAACGCCGATTGAACAACAGCCATGGCAAGAGATGCCAAGAGTTGTGTACGGTGCAGTCACTGAGACGGATGATGTGTTTAACGAGTACTCATATCTTGAGAACTTTGGCGGTGACTTTAACATCTTTGCGATTAAGATCGTTATGAGATCGACAAACGAGGCTCGTGTGCCACGTATTCGTGATCTACGCGCGATCGCAATAAAGGACTAATCTATCATGGCTACCAATCAACGGTACTTAAAGATTAAAAATTATGACGGTTATAAGAAGGACCTTAAGACAGGGGCGATTGTTTCTGACAACACTTATCAGTACGAAGCATTCTTAGAAAAGAAACGCGAGAAACGTTCGTTCGTAGAGCGTCTTGATAATTTGGAGAAGACACTCGATAAGATTCTTGAAAGGTTGGATGATAGATGAGAGATTACATTCAGATCACTGGTCGACCAACGATTACACTGTACGATCAGTATGGCAACGTAAAGCAACATCTTGAAGAAGACAATCTTATCGTTGATGCCGGTAAGAACTTTATCATTAAGAAGGCGTTCGATCGATTCGACGATCCTGCACCGGAGATCGACACGATTGCAGCCGGTGATGGGACAACTACGGTCACTGCTTCTGATACCTCACTTGAGAATCAAATTGGCGAAACCGCGATTAGCAGTTATTCTGTGACAGATAATCAGATCACTCTCTTTTCTACACTGAGTGAGAATGTTGCGACAGGAACGATTAGCGAACTTGCGGTATTATCGAGTGATGATGTATTAATCTCAAGAATTGTTGTATCGACGCCATTTGAGAAAACTACTACTGATTTTCTTAACATTAGTTGGTCTATTCAAGTTGGTTAAATTATAAATACTACCATGGCATCGTACGCAAACTTATTTGTTGATCAGGGTTCGGACTTTTCTACGAACCTTATAGTAGAGGACTCAAATAGAGATCCTCTTGATCTTACTAATCTAACACTCTCAGGACAGGTAAGAAGAACGCATCAGTCAGAAACAGCATTCGATTTTATACTTGAGAAGGCTGATGAAACTGGCGGTGAGATTCTCATCAGACTTGATGACGCAACCACTGCCAGTATGAAACGTGGAAGATATGTGTACGACATATTTGCAGGTGATTCCGTAACCGGAAACGATTTTAAGATTATTGAGGGTATACTAGAAATAGTACCACGTGTAACGAGAACGAGCTAAATGTCAAAGATACGCGCCAGAGTTAAACAGCAGGACGATCTGCGTGTACGCTCGTCCTTGACTGTAACGAGAAGGTTAGAACAGTTTACGAATATAGACGATTCTAATCTAGAGAACGGATCGGTATTAGTTTATAAAGAACCGACTGAAAATTGGACAGCAACAAGAGATCTGAATCAACAGAACGTTGACGGCGGAGAATTCTAAAAAGGTTTAACGGAGACCAATAATGGCAAGTGTCATTCGAATTAAAAGAAGTGGAACATCGGGTAATCCGACCACACTGGCAGCAGGTGAACTAGCGTACTCGGGTGCCGACGCGTCGTCGGTACAAGGTGGTGATCGGCTCTATATTGGGTTTGGTTCAGAGACCAACGGTAACGCTGCGAATCACTTTGTGGTTGGTGGTAAGTTCTTTACCGATATGCTCGATCATACCAAGGGGACGCTTACAGCGGACTCTGCTCTGGTTGTCGATGCAAATAAGAAGATCAACGAGTTCTTTGTTGATAATCTTAAACTCGATGGAAACACGATTTCCTCGACGAATACCGCTGGTGACATCTTTCTTGCACCGGACGGATCCGGTCGTACGGTAGCATCCAATCTCTTTATTGATGATGGTGCAACCGAACGGTCGATTCAAGAGTTTATCGAGGACATCTCTGGTGGTCAGATTCAAGGGACCGCTGGTGTTGTTGATGTTACCTATGATGACACTGCTGGTTCGACCACCATCGATCTCATTGAAACCGGTGTTATTTCAAATACCGATACGACTACGTCAGTCGGTTCATCTACAAAGATTCCATCTATTACTGTTGATCGCGATGGTCGTGTTACTTCTGTCAGTGAATCTGATGTGGCAACAGAATTATCAATTTCAAGTGATGACGGCACGAGTACTGTTGACCTTCTCAATGACTCTATTGTGTTTACTGGCGGTACATCGGTTTCAACCGATATTACAACGAGTACAGTAAATCAGGATACAACACATACACTTAATGTCGATGTTGAGGACGCATCCACTACTGTTAAGGGTATCGCGTCATTTGATTCGGGTAACTTTACTGTCACAAATGGCGACGTATCGACCGATGATATTACTCTTGGTACATCAACTCTAACAAACGGTTCGACTACACTTACACTTGCCGGTCTCCAGCAGATTGATGTTGATAACGTCCGTATTGACGGTAACGAGATCAGTACAACTGATACGGACGGTGATCTGTCACTGAATCCGAATGGTTCGGGTAATGTATCGCTTAACTCATCACGTATTACAGACCTTACAGATCCTACCGATCCTCAGGATGCCGCTACCAAGGCATACGTCGATGCACGTGCCGCCGGTCTTGATCCGAAGGAATCCGTACGGGTTGCGTCGACAACCAATATCGATGTTTCATCCGGTCTGGTTGATTCTGCTGTTATCGACGGCGTCACCGTATCGACCGGTGATCGTGTTCTCCTCAAGGATCAGACTGATCAGACCGAAAATGGTGTCTACATTGTCGCCGCTTCGGGTGTTGCGTCACGCGCTACAGATTTTGATGAACCTCAGGAGGTTACGTCGGGTGTATTCTTCTTTGTTGAAGAAGGCAACACAGGCGATAATCGAGGGTTCGTCCTTACTTCTGACGGCGGTCAGCAGGCTGTTGGCACAGATCCTCTTACATTCGTTCAGTTCTCTGGTGCAGGTCAGATTACTGCCGGCGATGGTCTTGACAAGTCCGGCGATACACTTTCGGTCAATACTGCAAACGGTATTGAAGTCTCGAATGATAACGTACAGCTTGCCTCAGGTGTTGCTGGTGATGGTCTTACCTATGATTCTGGTACTCTGAATGTTGAGGGTACAACGAATCGTATTTCTGTCGCGGCTGACTCAATTGATATTTCAACAAATTATGAAGGTCAGACCACGATTACAAAACTCGGCACGATCGATACCGGCACATGGGAAGCCGATATTATCGGTGGAACCTATGGTGGTACTGGTGTTAATAATGGTAATAAGACCATCACCCTTGGCGGTAACCTTACAACATCGGGTGCGTTCTCCACGACTCTTACGTCAACGGATACGACAAGTGTTACATTACCGACAACTGGTACACTGGCGACTCTTGCTCAGACAGAGACGTTTACCAACAAGACGATCAACAATTCTAAGATCGGTGAGGAAAATCCTGATAGCGGTAAATTTACCACCATTGATGCGTCATCCGAGGTTACTTTCACGAGTACTGTTGATGCGACATCAACCACAACAGGAGCACTTGTTGTCGGTGGTGGTGTAGGCATTGGTAAGAAACTCTATGTTGGAACAGACATCATTGGTTCTGGTGCAGATACAAGTGATCTTGAAGGATTCAACATCGATGGTGGAACCTACTAATTAAAGGTTATAAATAAACTTAGATTGATAAACACACGGCGATTTTTATCGCATTATCGTGTATCATTCTTTTTAGAATAAAGGTATAATGACTACTACGAATAGAATACTACTAAAGAAGTCCTCGGTCGAAGGAAAAATACCGAGTGCTTCTGATGTTGAGTTTGGAGAGTTAGCTCTTAACTTCTCCGACGGCCGTCTTTATTTTAAAAACTCTGATAATCTTATTGACTTTTTTTCGAGTGGTAGTTCGAGTGAATCGAGTACTCTTCCGTTTGCAGTAAATGAAGCCAATTTTGGCGATTTAACAACAGATGAATCGAACAAATTAACATTTGATCTTGGTGAAATAACTAATACCGAAACTTTTTCTCATGATTTTGGAAGTCTGACAGAAATAGATGGCGTTAATCAAGTTATTAACACAACTGATGACCTTAGTGAAGGATTAACGAATCTTTATTATCTTGATTCAAGAGTCGATAATCACCTTAATGGCGGAACTGGTGTATCTTATTCAAGTGGTACTATCTCAATTGGTCAGGATGTTAGTACTACAGACGATGTTACATTTAACGATGTAACCGTTGATGGCGACCTCATTGTCAACGGCACAAACACAACGCTTAACACTACGACTCTTGATGTTGAGGATCTTAACATTACTGTTGCGAGTGGTGCGACTAGCGCTACGACAGCAAACGGTGCTGGTCTTACTGTTAACCTTGGTTCGGATGGAACGGTAGACTTTACATACGATTCATCGAACGATCGTCTGTCATCTAATAAGTCAATTGCAACTGATATTATTGGTACCGTTAGTGATATCACTAACCATGATACGGACGACCTCTCAGAAGGAGTGTCAAATCTATACTACACAGATACACGTGTAAGAAATGCGGTATCTGTTTCTGGTGATCTAAGTTACAACTCTACGACCGGCACATTCTCATTTACTGAAAGAACCGATGCCGAAGTTCGTGGGCTATTAAGTGCAACCGGCGATCTATCATATGATTCTACGACCGGCGTATTCTCATTTACTGAAAGAACTGATGCTGAAGTTCGTGGGCTATTAAGTGCAACCGGTGATCTAAGTTACAACTCTACGACCGGCACATTCTCATTTACCGAACGCAGTGAATCACAGATTCGTGATCTCTTCTCCGCATCAGGAGACTTGACATACAATTCATCAACAGGTACTTTTTCTGTTACTAGTTACACTACGGCTGACTTTGACACTGACTTTACAGTCAAGACAACCAACGATCTCTCCGAAGGATCGGTCAATCTATACTATACCGATGCAAGGGTAGATGCTCGTATCGGTGATGGTATACTAACTGTTTCAGGAGGAAGCGGACTTACAGGTTCGGGTACGTTTGACGCGAATGCATCATCAAATAATACAATAACAATTAACCACGCCGATACTTCGTCACAAGGATCGGTAAACGGTTCGGGCAATACGTTTATTCAGGACGTTACACTTGATACGTTTGGTCATGTTACTGGTCTTGGGACCGCAACGGTTGTCATTCCTGATACCGCTAATGATGCGACGATCACCGTCTCTGCTGGTACTGGTTTGTCTGGTGGTGGTGACTTTACAACCGATCAATCCACGAACGAGACGATCTCTCTTAGTGTTGACACTTCAACCATCGCAACACGATCATACGTTAATACTGAACTATCAAATCTTGTTGATAGCTCTCCAAGTACACTCGACACGTTAAACGAACTTGCTGCTGCACTTGGCGATGACCCTGATTTTGCAACTACTGTGTCTAATCAGATTGGAACTAAGGCGGATGAAACCACAACAATATCAGCTGGTTCAGGACTTACTGGCGGCGGCGATCTTTCGACCAACCGTACTATCAGTCATGCTGATACATCATCGCAGAGTTCTGTAAATAACTCTGGCGGTACAGTTATTCAAGATGTCACGCTTGACGGATTCGGTCATGTTACGAATCTAAATTCAAAAACACTGACTGCGTCTGACACAAGTTATGACAACACATCTTCTGATTTATCATCTACAGATGTCAAATCAGCTTTAGATGAAATTGCAGACAATTTTGCTCCTCTCCTTATTGAAGGAAACACACAGACGGGAAATTATACTCTTCAATTGTCAGACATAGCTAAAGTTATAGAAATGGATAACTCATCAGCTGCTACGGTAACCATTCCTTCAAATGCAAATGTGCAATTTCCTATTGGAACAGTTATCAACATCTATGCACAAACAAGTAATACTGTGACTATTCAAGGACAATCAGGAGTGACGGTACGCAATTCTGGTGATATAGCTAACCAATTTAAAGAAGTATCATGCAGAAAACGTGCCACAGATGAATGGGTACTTGTAGGTGATATTATCTAATGTATAGAAATCGTAACAGAGGTGTTTTTAAGAGAGGAAACGCTCCTGAGTGGGTCACCAATTCCGGACGTTTGTTTAGAAATAGTCCCGGAATATACACCACCGAGTTCTACTCGACTAACGTTACAGCTGAAGGTGATCCTACAGATGCTCCAACTTTTTCTGTTGTAAGTGGTTCCTTACCTTCTGGTATGTCTCTATCATCAACGGGACAGATATCAGGCACTCCTAATGGTGTATCTGATTTTACAAGTAATGTAGTAAGTAACTTTACAGTTAGAGCAGAAAATAAATACGGATTTGCCGACCAAGATTTTAATATACGTGTTGATTCGTATTACGTCGGTACAGTATGCATGGGTATGAATGAAAATCAATCTAGAACGGTTACTGCTCCTTCTGGATTTATATTTACTCGAGTCGACTTTACAAGTTATGGTACTCCGGGAGGGAGTTGTCCAAACTTTTCTATCGGTGGTTGTCACTCAGGATCTAGACCCGGACAGTTATCTTCTAGCGCGTATCCCCGCACCAGTGTATCCGTTTCTGCATCTAACGGTGTGTTTGGTGATCCTTGTTTTGGAACATTTAAACGCTATAGGGGAGTGTTTGCGTATTCTCCTATTAACCCATAAATATAAAGCAGTTTACCAGTTAATTTTAAGGAATAGTATAAATGGCGTTTTCAGTTGAACTTGCATTAAGAAAAGGAACTGCTGCAGATAATAATGTATTTACAGGTGCTGTGGCCGAAGTAACCGTTGACACAACCAATAACACTTTACGTGTGCACGATGGTGCTACGGCTGGTGGGTTTGAGACGGCGTCTACTAGTGGTACTCAAACACTTACGAATAAGACACTCTCATCTCCAGAATTTACTGGTGAAATTAATGGAGATCTGATTCCGTCATCAGACGTTACATTTGACCTTGGTAGCGCAACAAATCGATGGAATGATCTGTACTTAAGCGGCAATACCATCGACATCGGTGGTGCAACGATTTCAGTCGTCGGTGGATCCTTTGAGTTTAAGGATTCCGGTGGTAACGATGCGGAGGTATCTCTTGCTGCAAATGACACCGACGATCTCGTAGAAGGCACAACAAATCTCTACTACCTTGATTCTCGAGTCGATGCTCACTTATCTGGTGGAACCGGTGTTACTTATTCATCCGGCACAATCGCGATTGGTCAACCGGTAGGTACTACAGATAACGTAACATTTAATGATCTGACAGTCGATGGTGACCTTATTGTGAACGGGTCGAGCACGACTCTGAACACTACGACTCTCGATGTTGAGGATCTTAACATTACCGTTGCGAGCGGTGCAGTTGATTCTTCATCGGCCGACGGCGCCGGCCTTACAGTCGATGGTGCAAATGCAACATTGACATATTCAAACGCAAGTGATCGTTTTGTATTCAATAAGGATATCGAGGCAGCGACTCTGGTTGGTCAGGTTTCCGATATCTCAAATCACGATACCGACGATCTTTCTGAAGGATCATCCAATCTTTACTATACAGACACACGTGTACGAAACGCAGTAAGTGCTACGACGGGTCTTGACTACGACTCGGCCACCGGTGTGTTCAATCTTGCTGACACTACGGTAACCGCAGGTACGTTTGGTTCAGCATCAGAAGTTCCAGTCATTACCGTTGATGCACAGGGTCGTATCACATCTGCTTCAACGACAAATGTTGCTGGTGTATCAAGCTTCTCGTACGACAGTGCGACTGGCGATCTTGATATTGGTACAGCGGACGGATCAACGTTTACTGCTACAGTTGACCTTGGACCGTTCTCAACAGACGATCTTGCCGAAGGTACAAATCTTTATTACACCGACGCACGGGTCGACGCACATTTAAGTGGTGGTTCTGGTATTGACTTTTCGAGCGGTACGATCAGCCACTCCGATACGTCATCAGTCAGCAATGTATCCGCAACATCAAACACGTTTATTGATGCGATTACGTTTGATACCTTTGGTCACGTCACAGCTGTATCAACGTCAACAGCTGCACCGCCGAACGACGCAACGATTACTGTCTCAGCTGGCACCGGGCTAAATGGCGGCGGAAACTTTACGACCGATCAGTCAGGTAATGAAACGATCTCACTTGACGTTGACACAAGTACGATTGCCACGCGATCGTACGTTGATACGGAGGTAGCAAATCTTGTTGACTCGTCTCCGTCAACGCTTGATACTCTCAATGAGCTTGCTGCTGCTCTTGGCGACGATCCGAACTTTGCTACGACAGTGGCAAATGATATCGGAGATAAAGCAGATAAGACTATCGACATTAATGCTGGTTCCGGTCTTACTGGCGGCGGAGATCTTTCAGCAAATCGTACGATCAGCCACGCGGACACATCGAGTCAGTCGTCAGTAAATAACTCTGGTAACACAGTTATTCAAGACATCACTCTTGATGGTTTCGGTCATATCACCGGTCTTTCTTCTAAAACAATCGATCCGCCGACTCTTGATACACTCGGTCTTGATACTAACGATGACGTTCAGTTTGACTCACTCGGTATTGGTACTGCCGCAACTGGTGTGTCCGGTGAGATCGTGGCGACGGGTGATATTACATCGAATGCATCTGATGATCGTCTTAAGACTAAGCTTGGTGGTATCGAGAATGCTCTTGATAAGGTTGAGTCGCTGAGTGGCTTCTACTTCGAGTTTAACGATACGGCTATCAATCTTGGCCTTCAGGAAGGCAAAAGAGTCGGTGTATCGGCTCAAGAAGTGCAGAACGTTCTTCCGGAAGTCGTTAGAGACTCTCCAGTTGATAACGAGTACCTTACTGTTCAATACGAGAAGATGGTGCCCCTTCTTATCGAAGCGATCAAGGAACAGTCTTCCACAATCGAAGATCTTAAGAGTAGAATAAATACTCTTGAAGAACAATCGCATTCTCACTGAGAATCGATGAGGAAATATTAAATGACGTCAATTACAACAAGAGAGACTACTGGAGGTGGTGCAACCGTAAAAGGTACACCACTTACCAACGCTGAGATAGACAACAACTTTATCTCGATTACAACGAGTAAACTCGAGGCGTCTCAAAATCTTAGTGATCTTACCGATACTGATGCGGCAAAGACAAACCTTGATCTTGCATCGATGGCTGCTCAAGAATCGACAAATGTTGATATTACTGGTGGTTCAATATCCGGAGTAACATTCTCTTCTGCCGACATTAATAGCGGTACAATTGATGGTGTCACGATATCCAACTCTACGATTAACAACGACATAAGTGGTACGGCTACAAATGTATCATCATCTTTAATCGCAGGAGACGGACTCAACGGATCGAACTATGATGGGTCATCATCCGTTACGTTTACAGTTGATTCTACAGTTCTTCGCGGTAGTGGTGATCAAACAGTATCAGGTTCTTTTGAGATAGACTCACTTGGAGTTAACACTGCTGCTCCTGCATCAGATGGTGACATTCGAGCAACTGGCGATATCGTATCAAACTTTTCGTCGGATATTCGAAATAAGGAAAACATCCAAGACATTAACGATGCGCTAAATGTAGTTAATTCAATCGGCGGAAAAACGTTCGATTGGAGTGATGAATATATAAATAGAAAAGGCGGAGAGGACGAGTACTTTCTTCAGAAACAAGACTTTGGTGTTATTGCTCAAGATGTACAACAATCGTTTCCTCTAGCAGTGAGAGAGCGAGAAAACGGTGAGTTGGCTGTTGATTATGTTAAGTTATGCTCTCTGGCGTTTGCAGCGATTAAAGAGCTTAACGAAAAAGTTGATAGTTTAATTACACAACAAAGGAATTCATAAAAATGGCAACAGCACTTACAGCATCGGGGATTCAGTTTCCTGATGATACGGTTACGTCGACAAATCTTCTTCCGTCGGGCACTCGTCTGCTCTTTCATAACTCGTCTGCTCCTACGGGTTGGACTAAGGATACCTCAATTAACGACTCAGCACTTAGAGTTGTAAGTGGAACACCGGGTTCCGGCGGTTCAGCTGGATTTTCATCGGCACTTGGATCACCATCTGTGTCAGGTTCTGTATCATTAAGTGGTGATCCAGGCACTGGTAACCTCTCAACAAGTATCTCTGGCAATGTCAACGTCGGATCGACCACACTAAGTACGTCACAGATGCCTAGCCACTTTCACTGTTCCGGTCCACATGGTAACGCCGGCGGCGGTGGATTGAGGGCCGACGCATGTGGCGGCGGCGGCGGTGCCGATGGAACATTCCGAGTGTCAAATACGGGCGGATCTGGATCACACGGTCACAATGCTGGTCATAATTTGTCTGGATCAATTTCAGGTTCACCGGATCGTGGTACTTTATCTGGTTCGCTTTCATCTGCTTCAGCATCAATCAACGTGAAATTCCAAGACTTTATTCTCGCTCAGAAGGACTAATATATAATATGACGATTGAGATAAAGGACAATTGTCCTCTAAATAAGTTTAAACCATGTAAGAAGTTTGATTGCGCGTGGTATACACAGATTCGTGGTACCGATCCAAACACGGGTAAAGAAGTCGATAACTACGGATGCGCGGTCGCATGGCTTCCGATGTTATTGATTGAAAACTCACAACAAAGTCGTCAGACTGGAGCAGCCGTCGAATCATTTAGAAATGAAATGGTTGACGCTAATTATGCATCACAGAATCTTATGAGAGCGATTGCGCAAGTACAGTCGTCAGACGAACCGATACAAAAGTACATAACCGAGGATAACAACAATGTCTGATAGAATCACTATTATCAATAACAACAACGGAACCGCTGATGTTATGTTTAACGGAGAAAACGTTGAACATGTTCCTACAACGAATCTTGATTCTAACATACATGCGGTCCAGTGGTATGGTGATTATGGAGAAATTGAGTACTCTGATCACAACGAAGAGATCACTGATTTTTCAGTGTTTGATGCGGTTATGACAGATCGTCAAACGGAAATCGATCGCATTACACAGGAAGCTCTTGATAATGAACCGACCGAAGAAGAAAAGGATAGATTAACTAGGGACGTTCTTCTCGAAGAAACTGACTGGATTGTGGTTAAGTATCTTGACATCGGTGATCCTGTTCCACTTGAGTGGGCAGATTATCGTCAAGCACTTCGTGACGTTACTTCGCAAAGTGGATTTCCCGGTAACGTAGACTGGCCAGAGAAACCTACTACGTCCCCATAAAAAAATACTACATTATGATTACATTTTCTATTGATGATTCACTGCTTGATGTATTTCCTGAGCCAAAGCGTTCAGGTAAATATATGCCGCAGTATTACAAAAATCTTGCTTCTCAGTCAGATAACAATCCTCAGAGTGGAACAGCCAAACGATGCGTTCCATTTATGGAGACAGTTACTGCTGGGTATATCATACCTTTATGGTCAGATGTTTTTATCGTGGCTCAAAATGGTGAAATAGAACTTACCTTTCCTGATAATTTGCCCGTGAATCAAAGCCTTGGTTACCATGGTTATCATCAACTCAAAGATCATCCGGCAAGTCATATGTCATATGGTAAAAATCTTATGAAGTTTATTAATCCATGGATCATTGAGACTCCTCCGGGCGTATCATGTCTTTTTACAACACCCATGAATCACTTTGAGACTCGTTTTAAATTAATTGATGGTATCGTTGATACTGATACATACTATAACCAAGTTAACTTTCCGTTTGTTTGGACAGGCGGTGACGGAGAGTTCTTTATTGAAAAGGGGACGCCTCTTGTTCAAGTGTTTCCATTTGTAAGATATGACTTTAATAAATATCAAATAAAGAGCATCGACCATAAGACTCAAAACAAGACTGTGTCAATCCTCGGTACTGCTCTTCGTCATGGTTATCGGAAGTATTTCTGGCACAAACGTAAGAAATAATTTCTAACCGTTTACAGATACTTTATAATGTGGTATAATGTATTATTATGTTTTCAATATTTTCTAAACGTAAAAGTTTTGTAGTCGACTTTATAACAACCGACTATAAGGCATATGAATACTTTCCTATCGATAAGTCTAATAAGTTTATCCCACAATGGTGGAAAGATATAACTCAGGAATACAAAGACGATAATTTTAAGACTAAAGCAAACCGACTTAATACTCTTAAAAGATGCCCCGGATTCATCGACGTATTCAAATATAGTTACACGCTTCCTTTATGGACCGATTGCGAAATCATCGTTGATGAAAGAATTAACGATCATGGATACTCTGCTACTAGTGCAGACAATTCAGAAATTACTTCGCATCCTTCGTACGAGGCGGGTAATTTTATGCCGTCAAACTCACTGATTCATTTTAAATTCCAAAGTCCTTGGATTGGTTATTCCTCAAAGAAAACAGATTTACTTTGGAATTGGTCTCCTGCAGTATGGAATAACCCTAATTTATTAAACAAACTTATAATACCTACTGCCTTTCGTAATTTCAGAGGAGGCACAACCACGAATATACATACCTTTATGAGTTCAGCTGAAAGTCAAGTGTTGAATCTTGATGCGGGTGTGCCCATGATTCACATGATTCCAATGTCGGATAAAAAAATAGAAGTTAAATGCCATTACGATCCTGATTGGTTCAAAAAAGTAGCCTCTACCACATCTATTAATTTTTCAAATAACAGTATGTATTATACGAGAAAGAAACATATGTAGTGTAATAACTATAGATCGTTTCACACATGAACACCAATATATTTTGAGGCAAATAATGATTGATAATTCTTTACACGTTCCAATTCTGCATCGTTATTTTTTTAACGAAGAGGACAACAGTTACATAAACGTTTTAAATAAAGAAATTGACCGTCTTATGGATTTGAATGGGGACTGTTGGGGCCGTCTTGATACAGAAAATGATACTTGGTCGTCCTACCCTATTAACAAAGATATACTTTTTAATAATCCAGTTTTTGATGATGCATCTAATGGTGTGAAAGATATCATTAATCAGTATGCTATGAGCGTACGAGCTGATACGCAACGCCATCAGATTCACATGATAGATTCATCAATATACGTATGTGGTTCAAACCCGAAGAAACAATATACCTTCGACGATTCACAACATTTTGTTGGTTACATATTTCTTAAAGCTGAAGAACAAAGTGGTAACCTTATTATTCGCAATCCTGTTGCACCAAAGAGACGATTGCATCATAACGGCGACAGCCCTCTTCGTGAATACTTTATTAAACAAGTTAACACTGGTGACATTGTGATTTTACCTTCACACATCGAGCATAAAATGACCGATTTTTCTGAGAACTCTGAACTCAGGTTTGTTAAGTTTGGTATCACAGTTGCCTAACATGGCAACTTTTGATACTGTTAAAGAGTTCGAAAAAACAATCTCCAATTACTTTGGTTCAAAGTATGGAGTTGCGACTGACTCGTGTACTCATGCGATTGAACTATCTCTTCGATACGACAATGTAAAGACAACTACTTGTCCATCGCATACGTATCTATCGATTCCAATGACTCTTTCTAAACTCGATATAGACTGGTCTTTTAATAATGATCATTGGAATTCGTATTATTATCTAGAGAATACCAGAATAATTGATGCGGCTGTTCTTTGGAAAAACAACTCCTATATTCCTGAGTCTCTGATGTGTCTTAGTTTTCAGTTTAAAAAACATCTTTCTATTGGTAGAGCAGGAATGATTCTTACTGATGATAGCAATGCGTATAAAGCATTAAAATCGATGAGTTATGATGGAAGAGATAACGACTTAGCATGGGCAGAACAGGATATTACTCAGATCGGATACCACTACTACATGACACCTGAGTCTGCAGAGTATGGTCTATCTAAGTTTCATGCAGTAAAAGATACTGCACCAAGAGAATGGTCGTATCAAGACTATCCGAATTTATCTCATCTTAGGGTATTTAAGAATGGATCTTGAGAATAAGTTGATTGGATTCCCTCATGTGTATTATTTTAACATGGACCAAGAAATCGATAGACGTGTATACATGGAGAAACAATTTGATACGTATGGTATAGAATACACAAGAGTTTCTAGTAATCGTTTTGACGCAGAGAAACAACACGAATGGTCAAACGTATTACATGATGAAAATATTTTAAACCAAAAACTAGAAGGAATGGGTGCAAGACTGGTAGCAAACTTTGTAAGTCACATAACTTTTCTAAAAGAGTGGTACGATAATACGTGTGATAGTACCGTTGTTCTAATGGAAGATGACTATGATCTTTCTTTGATAGACTACTGGCATTTTGACTGGAAGTACTTTATGTCAAGAATCCCATTTGACTGGGACACTGTTCAGTTGGGATACGAACATTTTGAAAAGGTGCAATTCTTTTTAAGTCATAAGGACTATAGATCTTTTAACTTTGGTCCCACATTAATTAATAGAAATCACGTAAAAAAGATACTTGATCTTTTCACCGTTGACGGAAAAATTAAGTTACGTAATAATCGTGCCTATGGAATGGATGATGATCTAACATCAGTTGATTACTCAATTAATCATGTTGGTAAGAACTACACAGTGCCTCTTATTACAACGAACACTGATTTTTTTCAAGACGATAATTCAACTGATGTGTTTAGAAGACATCATGTGAACCAATACATATATCACTACTGGTGGAAGAATAAGAGAGACAATTTTAGTCTCGATGATTTTTTCACAATGAATAAACCAAATGATAATGAAATGACGGAGTACCTACTGAATCATGCTTCACGAGCGTTTAGCTTCTAATGAATGGGACACATTAAAATCAGTCATCGTTGGTGACGCCACCGGTGCACGTATACCACAACTAGACAAAAGTCTTCGAACCGTTAATTACGCCGACATTCAAGATCATACAATTATTGTGACCGGTGCGTATCCTACTGAGGTGACCGACCAAGCGAATGAAGACCTTGAGTTATTCTCTGATATACTAAAGGGTGAAGGCATACGGGTACTTCGTCCTACAGAAAGTGCAGATCCTCAGTACTATAACTATTGTCCTCGTGACGGTGTACTTATTTATGATGATGTTGTAATTTCTACACCTCAACCGCTTCGTGCGCGTAGAGATGAAGAAAGATTCATCGAACAACACTTTGAGAATCTACCCGCAAGGTACATTAAGACGAATCCTGTTTTGTCCGATGAATTGTATAACGAAGACTGTATCGGCGATCCAGACACTCTTGCACTTACAGAAATTGAACCGTGTTTTGATGCGGCGAATGTTCTTAGATCAAACGATGATCTGTTCTATCTCGTAAGTAATTCTGGTAATAAATCTGGGGCTGAGTATCTACAGGATATTGTCGGATCTGAAAAGAGAGTATGGACCATTGAGGGTGTGTATAGTTATATGCATCTTGATAGTACTATTGCTCTATTGAGAGAAGGGTTAATGTTACTTAACCCTGATCGTATAAAATCTAAGGACCAACTGCCTAAACCTCTTCAGTCATGGGATGCAATATGGTGCCCTGAACCTGTCGACATTGGACACTATCCCGGTTACAACAATGCTAGTAAATGGGTCAGCATGAATCTTTTTTCTCTTTCGCCGAATCATGTAGTAGTTGAAGAAAATCAGGACGGATTGCGCAAAGAACTTGAAAGACACGGAATAGAATGTACGATGCTTCCGATGAGACATGCTCGTACACTAGGAGGTTGTTTTCACTGCGTGACACTCGATCTTATTCGAGAATCTGACTGATATATAATACTGTAAGAAAATCTATAGGAATTATTTGTAATGACCAGAGTTGGATTTATTGGTCTTGGGAAACTTGGAATGCCATGCGCCGAAGAAATCGGTAAGGTAGGACATGAAGTGAAAGGATACGATATTGTTAATGTCGAATCGGATATTGTGTCAGTAAGACCCACGATTAAAGATACGGTCTCCGATTGTGATATTGTGTTCATCGCTGTACCCACACCTCATGATGAAAGATATGATGGTTCCATTCCTACTACTGATCTAGATCCTAAGGATTTTGATTACTCGATTGTAAAAGAAACGATCTCAGAAGCAGACCGTTATATGAATGACGATCAACTACTCGTTCTTATCTCAACTGTTCTGCCTGGCACTACTCGTCGAGAGTTTGTTCCTTTAATTCAAAACACTCGATTTGCGTATAACCCATATCTTATTGCAATGGGATCAGTAGCCTGGGATATGGTCAATCCAGAAATGATTATGATTGGAACCGAAGACGGGAGTCTTACGGGCGATGCAAAAGAACTGATCGACTTATACAAAACTTTGATTCATAACGATCCAAGATTCGAGGTTGGCACATGGGACGAGTGTGAGTGTATTAAGATCTTTTATAACACATGGATCTCAACTAAGATCTCACTCGTAAACATGATGCAGGACGTTGCGAATCGAATGGGTAACATTGACGTTGACGTGGTAACTGGTGCGTTGTCAAAATCCAATCTTCGAATCACAGGTCACCAGTATATGACGGCTGGGATGGGTGACGGTGGTGCATGTCATCCAAGAGATAACATTGCTCTTCGGTATCTTGCACAGGAACTTGATCTGGGATACGATCTTTTTGACTCGATCATGAACTCAAGAGAGGTTCAGGCAAAGAATCTTGCAAAAGAACTCGTAAAACACGCGAAAGAAAACGACTGTTGGATCTACATTCATGGGAAAGCCTATAAACCAAAGGTTCCATACCTTGATGGAAGTTACAGTCTTTTGATCGGTCACTTCTGTCAAGAGATGGGTCATACTCCTATCTACATCGATCCCTATACTGGTGATGATTACCAACCTACTGATTCCGGTGTTTTTCTTATGGCTCATTCCGCTGAGATCACATATAATTATACGACAGGAACAACGAATCACAAAGACGAGATCTATTGCGATATACCAGAAGGAAGCGTCATCGTTGATCCTTGGAGAAAAATTGAAAGTAATACTAGCGAGGTAATACACTATGGAAATACTAGAAACCGGTAACAGATGGTCACGCTTTAAACTTCCCAACGTTTGGTGGTCGAATCACGAGAGACTTTCATATTATAATGAGTCTTTTAATGATCCAAAAGCTTTAGAGTGGTGGAGATCACTTGGTTATACGCAGACAAAGTTCACCGGTGACATGTATGACATGAGATCGGAGGAACCTAGTTGGATGAATGAGTTTCGTGAGTATCTGCCATGGAAACACTTTTCTTGGTGTGTATACAAGATGGTACCGGGATGTGCGCTTCCTAAACACAGTGACCTCTATGCTAGATTTAGAGAGCTATATGGTATAGAAGATCCGACTAAAATACGAAGAGCCGTTGTGTTTTTAGACGATTGGCAAAGTGGTCATTACTTTGATGTTGATGATAATCCGATCTTACAGTGGGAAGCAGGAGAGGGTGTGATCTGGGAGTATGATGTGCCACACTGCGCCGCCAACGTCGGAGTAACGAATCGTTATACACTACAAATTACTGGACTAGTTGACTGACCAACAACATGTTTCTTTGTATTTAAGAGTTAACTAAAATGTATAACACCTATGTAGTTGAAGGAGGTATTGGTAAGAACGCTGCCTTTACGTCTTTGATTCCAAAATTAAGTAATAAAGAAAACATTCAGGTTGTATCACCATATATGGATTGTTTTTCAACCAATCCAAACGTCTCAACAACATTTGATCTAAACTTAGGAATTGATCATTCAAGTATTATCAATTCATCAAAAAATATTCATTTTGTTGAACCCTATAAATCAAATTTTGTTTTTGGTAAACAACACTTAATAGAATCATGGTCCAATCTTTTAGGAGTTGAGTATGACGATGAATCAATACCATCGTTATACACTGATCAATATTACGACAAATATGTCAGATCACTCAGAGAATATTCAGTCAACAACAAGTACATGCTAGTTCAGTTAACTGGTGGACAACCACCTGCTCAATATCTTTCGGGGTCTTGTTATGAAATGACTGACAAAAGAAGTTATCCAAATCATCTTGCGCAAAAACTGATACACTTGTTAAAGAAAAAATATCCAGATGTAACAATTCTTGATGCGACTCTTCCAAATCAACCGTCATACGACAATGCAATTAAATACGACGTTTATTGGATACTGTTACATGAAGCATTAAAACATGCTGAGGGATTCATTTCTATAGATTCTTGTCTTAATCATTTTTCGCCTTCAGCAAAGGTTCCTGGCGTAGTTCTTTGGGGATCGACTAGGTGGACTCAGTTTGGATACAGTCAAAATACAAATATGCAATATTTTATGAAACCCAATAAGTGGGAAGAGTCTAAATACGATCCTGATGATCCGCGAAACATAATGATTGATCCAGAACGTGTGTTGAATGAATATGTAAAAACACAAAAAAATAAAGGTATTATTAGAAATATCATTGGACAAAAGAAAAAATAATATGAGTTACAAATTATGAACAATCCATTGGTGCACATATCATTTGGTGAATACGCAGATAAGATTACAATTCTTAGAATTAAACAACAACGCATTCAAGATAATAATAAAATTAAGAATGTAAAAAAAGAACTAGATATGTTAGTTGATCTCGATGATCACTTTATAATAGGATCAGAACAGTATAATAAATTATATAAGGTAAACTCATCTCTGTGGGATGTTGAGGATAACATCAGGATTCATGAGAAAAATGGGGACTTTGGTCATGAATTTGTTCAACTTGCACGAGAGGTGTATAGACTCAATGACGACCGGGCAAGAATTAAGAACAAAATCAATCTAGATTACGGCTCCGACTTAGTCGAAGAAAAATCTTATACAGAATATACGTCATCATAAGGTAAATGTAAATTGTATAAATAGTAGTATCACAGATTATAACAACGGTACTGCTACGATATGATACCAAACTCAAGACAGTCTCTTATAGACTACTGCCTTCGTAACCTCGGTGCTCCCGTACTTGAGATTAACGTCGACGAAGACCAGATCGAGGATCGGGTTGACGAGGCAATTCAGTTCTATCGCGAGTATCACTCCGACGGTATATATCGTGATTTCTTTAAACATGAGTTGACTCAAGAAGACGTCGACAATGAGTATATCTCGATTCCTGACTCTATTCTGACGGTCGTACGAGTGTTACCGTTTACTTTCGAGAACTCGTCAGTCAACATGTTCGATGCGCGATATCAGATGTCACTCAATGACATGTATAACCTTGGTTTCTCAGGTAACCTTGCGAACTACGTACATGTTCAGAAGTACATCAATACGGTCGACATGATGATCAATGGTACCCCACAAGTCGAGTTTGCACGTCACCAGAACAGGTTGTATTTAAACGTCGAACTTGAACGATATCTTAACGTCGGTGAGTATCTTGTTGTTGAAGCGTATCGTATTATAGATCCCGACGAGAGTACAAATGTCTATAACGATCTCTTCTTAAAACGTTATCTGACTGCATTATTAAAACGTCAGTGGGGCGTGAACCTTAAGAAGTTCGAGGGTATGGAGTTACCCGGTGGCGTCACTCTTAACGGTCAACAGTTGTTCGATGAGGCCACTGAAGAAATACGACAGATCGAAGAAGAGATGCAACTTAAGTACGAATTTCCTATTGACTTTCATGTTGGGTAGTAGGTGAGTTCATAATGCCTACAAACGTATTCTTTTCTCCATCGGTTCAATCCGAACAGTTTCTTTATGAAGACCTTATCATTGAGGGTCTTCGTATGTATGGACAAGATGTTCTGTACCTACCTCGCACCGAAGTGAGTACAGACGAGATACTCAACGAAGAGTACTCTCGATTCACAGATGCATATGCGGTAGAGATGTACATCGCAGATACTCAGGGATTCGAGGGAGAAGGAACACTTTTGTCTAAGTTCGGACTTGAGATTCGAGATCAGGCAACATTCATTGTTGCAAGAAGACGGTTCCAACAGTTGGTTGATGTTGATGTCAACTCTCTTGAGTTCGAACGTCCGCGAGAGGGCGATCTAATATATCTTCCTCTTGCGAATTCTCTTTTTGAGATTAAATTCGTCGAGCACGAGAAACCATTCTATCGTCTCAGTGATCTGCCGATCTTTGAGTTACGTTGTGAACTCTACGAGTCAGGATCCGAGCAACTTGATACTGGGTTCGGTAACGTCGATCAGTTCGAGCGCGACCATGCGTCTCGCACGGTCTTATCGATTAGCGGTGGATCGGATGGGTTTGAACCCGGTACCGAAGTCTTTCAGTTTATACAAGACGAGACGTCGGATCAGGAACTTATCGTGGTGTTCGGCGAAGTTGCTGACTTTGTTGAGACACAAGAAGCAGATTCTGGTCAAGAACGCGAGGCCGATCTCTCACTCGTCGGTGTGTCATCCACGGACGGTGAGCTGCGATCCTTTGATCCATCACTCGGTAACATCTTCTTAATCGATGATGAGATAGACACGGGCTGGTCAGTACTCAAGGAATATAGTCTCAGTGATGTTGCGGATAAGTATATAGATAACGATGAGTTTGCAGACAATACGCAGTACGAGATCGATGCTGATCAGATCATTGACTTCAGTCAAGAAAATCCATTCGGCGATCCGAGGTTAAACGACTAATCATATGTTTGGTAATCACTTCTATAACGAACATACACGTCGTGCAGTATCCGTCTTTGGTACACTGTTCAACAATATAACGGTCATAAAACGTGATGGGTCGGGTAACGCGCTTCAAGAAATCAAGGTGCCGCTGTCGTACGGGCCACGAGAAAAGTTTCTTGCTCGTATTCGACAAGAAGCAAACCTGAGCGATCCTAGACTTGCGATTAAGCTACCGCGTATGTCCTTTCAGATTACATCACTTAGCTACGATGAGTCAACGCGTCTGACACGCGGAACTAAACTCAATGTGCCGGGTACATCGTCAACATCAAGAAAGTCGATGTTCTATCCGTCGACATATAACCTGTCGTTTGAACTCAGCATTATGTCTAAACACACGGACGATGCTCTACAGATTCTTGAACAGATACTTCCATTTTTTCAACCCGAGTACAGCGTGACGGTCAATGAGGTTGATAATAACTTTAAGTCGGATATGCCGTTCGTACTAACCGGTGTAGATTTATCTGACGATTACGAAGGCGAGTTTGAATCACGCCGTTCTTTGATCTATACCCTCACATTTGATACACGTATTAAATACTACGGTCCGTTATCAGAGTCGGGATCGATTATCCGTCAGACACAGACAAATCTGTCGGACTACGATATGACTGCGTCAGGTCTTCCGTATGCATCACAAGTGATTACCATTACACCTGCGGAAGCAAATGAGGACGATGATTTTACGATTAATGTTTCGTTTGATTCGCGAACACCAGAACAGATCGAGTTGTTCTTTGACAATACTACAAGTGGTCCATTCACAGTCTCTGAATCAGTTATTGGAACAACATCAGGAACGACTGCTGTTGTGACTGAAGTACGGTCTGATTCGATACTTGTCTCCGTCCCTGACGGTCTATTCGAGGTTGGTGAAACAGTGACGGGTCAGACATCTGCGGCAAACTTTACTGTCACTGATATTAACTCAATATGGAACACGCTATGAGTGATGAGAACGAGAGTGAGATTCAGGACGACTACGATTATGCTCGAGCTCGGTACTACAGCCTAACCGAAAAGGGTGACGAGGCTATCGACCTAATGCTCGATCTTGCGCGTGAGTCCGAACATCCTCGTGCATTTGAAGTTTTGTCGACCATGTTAAAGCAGAACGCAGAGATCGCTGATCGACTCATGGAGTTACAAAAGAAAAAGAAAGAAGTACGTCTGACCGACAATCCTCAGCAACTACCCAACTCTATGACTCAGAATAATGTTTACGTAGGTTCAACTACCGACCTGCAACGTATGCTGCACAATCGTATAAACGAAAAGACAACGATAGACCAGACTGACGACAGCGACTACGACGAAGATAGCGAAGAGGACTGATATGTCTGAGCA